TGATGCGAAGTTTGTAGCTAACATTCATGACGAATGGCAGATGGAAGTTAGGAAAGACCTAGCAGACTTTGTAGGAGAGTTAGCAGTCAACTGTATTATTAAAGCCGGAGAGTATTATAATCTTCGCTGTCCAATGGATGGCGAATACAAAATAGGAGACAACTGGAGTGAAACACATTAATAGTTTAGCTAACTTTAAAAAAGATTTACAACGTGGTCATAGTATTGAAAAATTTGTATTGGAGCGAGTCAAAAAAAAATACCCATGTTCCGTATTAATAGATGGTAAGTTTAAACCTTATGATTTATTTGTTCCTGAAAAAAATAAAACAATAGAAATAAAAGGAGATTATAGAAGTTGTGAGACTGGAAATATACTTATAGAGTTGATGATGTTTAGTGTTCCTTCTGCGTTACTCACAACTAAAGCAGATTATTGGGTTATATTTACAGGACAAGAACTATTATGGACTACACCAATAAAGATAGTTGAATGTATAACTATTAATAATATACCTTCACGAACATTAACTGGTCAAGGAGATACATCATCTAAGGTTGCATGTTTAATACCTATAAAAATATTTAAAAAATATTGTTTTAAAATAGAAGATTTAAATGAAACACATTAAACCAAACGATAGTAGTAGAAAAGGAGATATGGCTGAGTATTATGCAGTAACTTGGTTATGGGATAATGGTTACGAAGTTTTCAGAAATTGTGGGTGTACTGGTTTAGTAGATTTAATTGCTAGAGATTTAGAAGGGAACATTAAACTAATAGATGTTAAAACTGCACAACCTCAATTACATAAAAAAACAGGCAACAATGTTACTAAATGCACCGGACGAAATCAACAACAAGTCAAAGAAGGAATACAAATATTAATGTTTGAACCTGAAACAAGACAATTAAGATTTGTAAAACATAGAAAATGAAAAAGTTAAATACTCTTGTAGAAGACATCTACTCTAAACTCTCTGTACTTGGCGAGGGTAAATCACTTAACCTATCTGACGAAGTTATCGATAAGTTTGGTGAAGACATGAAAGAAGTCTTACGTCATTGGTCTACACCTACTGAAAGATCAGAAGGAACATTACGTATGTCAAACATTGGTAGACCTAATAGGCAACTATGGTATGACATGAAAGCTGAACCACAAGAGAACTCTATCACTCCTAGCACCTTTGTTAAGTTTCTTTATGGTCATATGTTAGAAGAGGTAGTCTTATTATTAGTTAGACTAGCAGGACACAATGTAGAACATGAACAGAAGAATGTAAAAGTAAAAGGTATTGAAGGACACATGGACTGTGTTATCGATGGTGAAGTAGTGGACGTTAAGACTGCATCAGGTTATGCCTTTAAGAAGTTCAAGGATGGAACATTAGCTCAAGATGATACCTTCGGATACCTCGCTCAACTTGCCGGATATGAGGCAGGACATGGTACTTCCGAAGGTGGATTCTTAGCAATGAACAAAGAAAATGGAGAACTTGCACTTTATATTCCAGAAGAACTTGACAAACCCAACATAGAGAGTAAAATAAATACAGTCAAGAAATCTTTACGCAAGTCAGCACCGCCTGAACTTTGCTATCAACCTATCCCTGACGGACAATCAGGTAACATGAAGCTACCTAGAGGATGTTTTTTCTGTAGGCATAAAGTGGAATGTCATAAAGATTCAAACAATGGTAAAGGTCTTCGAGTATTTAAATATGCGAAAGGTCTTTCCTATTTAACACAAGTAGTTAAAGAACCTAAAGTAGAGGAAATTACACATGAATTCAAAAAAAGAAAAGCTCGTAAGACGACACGCAAAGCAGTTAATGCTTGATTGGTTAAGGAGTGTAGTACCTGATGATGAAAAAGATAAAGTTCAAATTAATAACTTGGAAGAATATTTGCCGGATCAAACTCATATTTATGCTAATAGGCATCTCAGAGTTTCTGCGTACACTTTACGATGGTTTATTAAAGGCATTAAGAAAGTTGTCAAATCAACTGGCAAAGATATTACAGAAGTTAAAGTTCAGGAGTTAGAACGTGCCTGAATATAAAGATTCGACTATCACATGGAACTTAGAGGACATTGATCTTAGTGATTTGGTAATGGTTGTAGGAAGTTGGATTTTTGCAGGTAATCATATTCAAGATATTGAGTCTGACGTAATTGATAAATTAAAACTGTTGGTTGAAGCAGAACAACATAGAAGATTGACAGGCATATCTAACGAAGACATAATACATTAAGGAAAAATATGGAATATAAATTTAACGAACACATAAATATACATGCTGTCAAACAATATGTAGATAATACTTATAATCAACACTACGCTAATTCAAAGTATCAAGCAACGGATATGATTATTGATGCAGGACATGGAGAAGGTTTCTGTCTCGGAAACATTATGAAATATGCCATGAGATATGGAAAGAAAGATGGTAAGTCAGAAAAAGATTTACTTAAAATTATTCACTACGCTCTGATTGCTTTATATCTAAATCAAGGGGAGATAGAGAATGATTGAAGATAAGATAGGCAAGAAGCCTTACTTAGGAATTGTCATAGATTATGATAAAGAAAAGAAACTTGATAAGTTTAGTTTAGATACATTAAAGGATAGATATTTTTGGGAGGAAGAAACTCATGCTCAAGAAGCTTTTGCAAGGGCTAGTGTTTTTGGTGCTACTTATAAAGGTGAAACTGACTTCGATCTTGCACAGAGACTTTATGAGTACAGTTCCAATCTATGGTTTATGTTTAGTACTCCTATACTTTCTAACGGAGGAACGACTCGTGGCTTACCTATTAGCTGCTTTCTCAACTACGTACCTGACAGTAGGCGTGGGTTATCTGATCATTATGATGAAAACATTTGGCTCGCGAGTTCAGGTGGAGGCATCGGTGGATATTGGGGAAGTGTTAGAAGCAATGGTATTGGTACTTCTAACCATTCTCGTTCTACTGGATCAATCCCATTCATGCATGTTGTAGATTCGCAAATGCTTGCCTTTAATCAAGGCGTAACAAGGCGTGGTTCATATGCGGCTTATATGGATATATCACATCCTGAAGTAGAAGAGTTTATAAACATGAGAAAAGAATCTGGTGGAGATATAAATAGAAAGTGTTTGAATATACACAATGCTATTAATCTTACCAACGAATTCTTAGAAGCAGTTAAGAATGATGAAGAGTGGAGACTGATTGATCCTAAAAGTGGTGAAGCAGTTAAGATTCTAAATGCTAGAGATTTATGGTGGCAGATGTTAAACGCAAGAGCCGAAACTGGCGAACCTTACATGATTAACATTGACACTTGTAATGAACACTTACCAAAACAACAGAAGGATTTAGGACTACGAGTTAATCAAAGTAATTTATGTTCCGAGATTGTCTTAGCAACAAACGAAGAACGTACCGCAGTATGTTGTTTATCGAGTGTAAATTTAGAACACTTTGACAAGTGGAAAAAGAACGAACAGTTTATTGATGATCTAATTACCATGTTAGATAATGTTCTTGAACACTTTATAGAAGCTATTGTAGACACCAGTAGACTTGGTGGATATAGTGCAAATTTTGAGAGGTTTAAAAAATATGTTAGAGAAGAAAAAGAAGGACTACTTAAAGCTGCTTATTCAGCGTATAGAGAAAGGTCGGTGGGTCTTGGAGCGATGGGCTTTCATGCTTTACTCCAAAGTAAAGGACTACCTTTCCATGGGTTACGATCTACTAGTATCAATAATGTCGCCTTCTCCCACATCAAAGAACGATCTATGGAATCGACTAAAAGATTGGCTCATGAACGTGGGGAAGCTCCTGATATACATGGTAGCAATAAGCGTAACGCTCATCTTTTGGCTATTGCTCCTAATGCCAGTAGTAGTATTATATGTGGTGGTACTTCCCCTAGTATTGAACCATATCGTGCTAACGTATATACGCACAAAACTTTATCCGGTTCTTACCAAGTTAGGAATAAATATTTAGAAAAACTTCTCAAGAAAAAAGGCTTGAGTATGGACACGAGAGAGCAAATCTGGAAAGAGATGGCTATAGCTAATGGCTCGGTACAAGATATAGATGTCCTCTCTGATGAAGAAAAAGAAATATTTAAAACTGCTACAGAGATTAATCAAATCTATATAGTAGAACATGCACATATGAGACAAGAGTATGTCTGTCAAAGTCAAAGTGTAAATTTATTTTTTACTATGCCTAAAGCTACCGAGTCTCAAACTGTACATGATGAATACTTACAGTATGTCAATGATGTACATTGGTATGCTATGAATAAATTAAAATCATTATATTATTTTAGATCAGATGCTGCTCGTAGTGCTGAGAATGTTAATGTCAAAATACAACGAGTCAAGCTTGAAGATGTAGAATGTTTAAGTTGTGAAGGATAACTATGGAAGATAAATTTGATAACATGTACGAAGGAAGATTTGATGCACTTAAAAAAAAGTATGAAGCTGAAATAGCTATTGCTAAATCAGAACTTGATACATACTTTTCATTAGGTATGGGAGTTGCAGAACATCCACACATTATTGAGTCTATGGACTTACTATTAGATAAGATGGCATCTGCTCAAGAAAAATTAGACTTACTACTTAAAGAGTTTTAATGTCTGATACTTTCTATAATTTTTGCAGTAGAATGTGGCTAGACTACTGTGACGAACATTCTTCTTTTGGTTCAGAAACACTAAATAAAGAAGAATATATAAAACAATATAACAAATGGCTACTACAAGAGTATGCCAGACACGTGGAGAAAAGGAATGAGTCTACTGAATAACAGAGAATATTATAAACCATTTGACCATCCGTGGATGTTTGACAAGTACGTTGAACAGAACCAGATGCATTGGTTGCCAGAGTCTGTACCATTACATACAGATGTAAAGGACTGGCAAGAACTAACAGACGAAGAAAAGAATCTATTAACACAAATCTTTAGATTGTTTACACAATCAGATGTAGATGTTGGATCAGGATATATTGATAAATATATGCGTATATTTAAAAAGCCTGAAGCAAGAATGATGATGTGTTCATTTGCAAACATGGAATCTATACATCAACATGCGTATAGTTTATTACTAGATACAGTTGGTATGCCGGAAACAGAATATAAAGCTTTTGCTGAGTATGAAGAAATGGCAGACAAGCATGATTACATAAAAGATTTTAAACCTACTCGTAGAGACAAGAAGGCTATTGCTAAAACACTAGCAGTATATTCAGGATTTACAGAAGGTCTACAATTATTTAGCAGCTTTGCAATCTTGTTAAACTTCCCAAGGTTTGGCAGGATGAAAGGGATGGGGCAGATTGTAACGTATTCTATACGTGACGAGTCACTTCATGTAGAAGCTATGACTAAACTATTCAGAGAGTTCATACAAGAAAACATTGATATATGGACTGATGATTTTAAAAAAGAACTTTACAATATTTGTAGAGAAATGGTTGAATTAGAAGATAAGTTTCTTGACCTAGTATTTGAACTAGGAGATATGCAAGGACTTACAAAGAAAGATATGTATGCTTATAACAGATACATAGCTGATAGAAGGTTATTACAACTTGGATTAAAAACAAACTTTGATCAGAAAGATAACCCTCTTCCGTGGTTAGATGAAGTACTTGGCGTTGAGCACCAAAACTTTTTTGAGGGGCGAGCAACTGCTTATATGAAAGCAGGACTTAGAGGAAAGCAAGACAAAGTTTCATTTGCGGAGATATAAAATGAAAGCACAGGAAGCGAACATACTATCCTTCCATATATTATTTGATACTAAAGGTCGATTAGTTACAGAAACAAGCGGACTACCTTTAAAGGATGCTAAGAAAATATTTAAAGGTTCTGATTTAAAAATAGTAGAAACAGTTATAAGAGAAGCAAGGCAAAAAATACTTGCTATACACAACGAACTTGAATCAGAACTTGATGCCCTGAATGCTACTATTAATTAGCTAAAGGATTTTTATTATCTTCTTTGAGTACACTTACATCATTTTGTAAGTACTGTACTTCTGTCTGTAATGATGCTACGTCTTTGCTAGTTCCATTGTAAGCTTCTGATATCTTTTTAAGTGACGGGTTGATACCTTCATCAATACTTTTGTTGATATACTCTACTGACGTTTCAATAGCTACGAATCTTTCTTCAATAACTTTTTGAGCATCTTCTGTGTCACTTACACTTCCAATAGCTGCTTCAAGATTTTCAAGTCTATTTACATAAGTAGCACCGGTATATCCAAAACCTGCTAGTGTCC